CGATCGGAGCGTGGAATGCTTGGACGTGGAGCGGCTTGCCTTCCTTGTCCTCGCGCATGTGGACGTCGGTCAGGTCATAGAGATCGTTCGGGTCGAGCTCGATCCCCGTCTCTTCTTCGACCTCGCGCAGAGCTCCCTGATGGAAGGTCTCGCCCTCATCGAGGTGACCGCCTGGCATGGTCCACTTGCCATTGTCGCGACGTTTCCCCATGAGGAGATGATGCCCGTGGCGGATCGCTACTGTGGCTACACGGCGCGGTTTCACTTCCTTGCCTTCCTTGTCGACTGGCGTGCGCTTCTGGATGCGGAACGCTGGGTCCTTTGCGAGCTCGGGCTCAAGTGCCAGCATCTTATCGACCAGCTCCTTGTCCTCTGGAGAGTCGACGTATGGCTGCATGTCCAGGTCTGGCGGTAGTTTCGCGAAATCGTTCTTGATCTTATGATACCAGTCTTCGCAGAACTGGTTGTATGCCTTCCAGCTCACACCTGCCTTTTTGGCTTCGAACTTCTCGGCTTGAATCGCCATCTCGTGCGCTTCGGTGTAGGACTTGCCGAGGTGATCTTCCGCCGACTGCTCTTGGACTTCGTGCGTGACGATGAGCGGCGTTGGATCGACATCCTTCTCGCCATCGCGGAACTTCTCTGGCACGCGGCGATCGATGTAGATGGTGTTCTGGTCTCGGCTGTAGCCAGCGAGGTACGGAACGTCGTAGTCGCGGTTAACCGCTACTTTGAAGCGTGCGATCTTCGCAACATCACTTTTTTTTTTGCTGGCTCTGGCTTCAGGCTCGGGTACTTGCGGTAGACTGCGCGTCGCACGGTCTCTTCTTCCGGCTTCCCGCTCGATCGCGCCAGCGCGTTCCGTGCGTGGCTGATGTCGTGGATCGGGTAGCGCCGCTCCTTCGGCATGGCGAAGCTGCTGTCGGCCAGATCGTTGCGTGTCTCGCTGTCCAGCGCGGCTTTCAGGATCGTGGCCTCGAGGTTGTCGAGCGGCGGCGTCACCTTGCGCTGGTTTCCGAGCGGAGACTCGACATGCACGTCTGATGACGTTGGCTGGTTCTTACGAACGACCGAAGCGATGAGATCCAGAAAACGTTCAAGACGCGTGCTCACGTGTAGGCCTCCTAGGTGTAGACGAGGTTCATTTCGCATTGGCAGTGCGGATGCGACTCGCGCGGTATCCACACCTCTCGTGATTCGCCGTTGGGATAGTAAACGATCCATGGCTCATCGATGGCGACTTCGGGCTGATCATCGACCACGGAGATGCAGATGTCGCAGGGGTTGCCATCAAGGATCCATTGCTTACGGGTTTTCTCTCGATCAATGTAACCCTGATTCAGCCCTTCTTGCCAGACCGATAGCTGCCCTTTTTGGATCGCCATCCCTGTTTCGGTCTTCGCGATCATCTTGGCGCGGTAGTCGAGGAGCCTGTCGGCGTACTGAGCTGCGAGCGCATCCGCACGTGCTGGCGGCATCCCTCCGCGCAGGAGGTCCGCGTGGTAGTTGTCCACCGCCGCGGCGTGCTTTGGCAGTAGCCCGATCGAGTTCCGGATCGAGTTCGCGATCTGTCTCGGAGTGCGGGTGTCCGTGAAATGCCTGGCAATTTGATTCTGGATGATCTGGCGGGTGTCGCTCTCGATGTAACTCACCAATCCTGCAGCCTCGTGGCTCAGGTAGCGCCGGATGGCCGGGTTGCTCTTGTCGAAGCGCAGGTGCTTGTTGATGTTCGGGGGCAGAGCCTCGAGCGCTGCGGCGGATCCGCGTATGATCGAGTCGCCGACCCCATCGGTGGCTGGCTCAAGGTCCTCGTGGAGCTTCTCCCACGGGACGATCTTCATGAGGTGCGCATAGTCGCGGTTGGCCCAGGCGTTGTAGAGCTCGTCCGACGAGATGCGCTTCCTGAAAGTCTTGACGCCCTTGATCAGGTCAGCCACGACGGCATTGGACATCTGCTTCTGGAGCGCAGCGAAACGGGCTGGCGTGTTTGCTACCCGGCGTCTACGCGGTGGCGGCCGCTTGGCTGCTTTGGCGATGTAGATCGCGATGCCCATCACGGACCTTTCAAGTTGCGAAAGCAGCGCTCGGCTGTCGTCTTGGGGTTGTCCTGCTTGCAGAAGTAGTACTGCGCCCCGCCGATCATTGCAATACAGCCTACGAGGCAGAGGAACACAACGACCATAGCGCCTACGCCGCGCAGGAAGCGCTTCATCGGGCTCGACACGTTCAGCTTCATCCCTGTGCTGCTGAAGAGCGTGTGGAGACTAGGATCAGGTTCCGTCTCCCGAGTTTTTGCGTCCTTTGTCGTCATTGCCTGAGTTCCAAAAAATTAGAACGATCACCACGAACAGGATGAGGAAGAAGTAGTCCGGCCACTCCAGCATCAGTACGAGTTCCTCTCGGTGTTGCCGGACGTGTTCGTGAGCGGCGCATGCACTGGCGGCTGGAAGTTGGCCGGCGTCGTATCCGTGTTGAAGCCATCGCTTGATGGCGTCTGGCTCGGGATCGCCGGGATCTCACGCGTCGGCCCCTTCGTGTTCACCTGCGTCTGCAGCTCGACTGGCACTTCTGTCTCTTCCTGCGGAACGTGCGTGGTCGGCATCCCAGCCACCTCGAGCAGGAACTTCTCAAGATCGGCATTCGGGAAGAGCGGCATGCCAGACTGCGACAGGCGCTGGATGAACTGGCCAAGCTCGTTCAGGTCGACGGATCCGATGTCGCCGTGCTTGATCTTCGGGTAGTCGGAGATCGTGAATGTGTTGAGCGCGAATAGTCGCGGCACTGCGTAGCGATTGAAGACGTCGGCGATGATGTCCAGGAACGCACCGATCGCTGTCGAGAACAGCTTCGTCTTCGACGACGACAGCGCAAAGCTTCCGACCTTGTCCTGACCAAGCAGAATGAAGTCCGCGAGTGCAGCCATCGCGATGCGCTGGTCGTATCGGTTGATCACTTCGGATGTATTGAACTGCCGCGAGCCACCGGTCGTGAGCAGCTTGAAATCATAAAGGAGACGCCCATCGTGGTTGTACTGCAGCGGGTAGACGATCCCTTCCTGCGAGTTGCGACGGACGTTGATGGTGATGTTTTTGATCTCCGCGAGCACAGCTTTCTGCTGGATGCTGGCGTCTGGTGACAAGAGTTCCGGAGGAACGAGAGCGATCGGGATGCCGGCGAGATCACGCTCGATACCGATGGCTTCGATGTTCTCGATTTGCTTCTTGATGAACCACGAGCGATAAGCGGTGCGCAGGACAGACACGCCTTCGGGGTTGTTACGCGAAATGCGTGTCCTGAACAGAAGCATCTTCTCGACGGGGATCGTCACGCGGTAGTAGTGCGGCGGCGCCATCTGCTCGACGCCCTGGATGCCCCCGTGATCATCGAACTGCCAACGGTAGATGGTGTCTTGTGCTCGGATTGGGATCTTGCGCCAGCCGATGCGGCCGTCGTTGTATTTGGAACGCATGCTCGGGTCGAACATGTCGCCCATGCGGCGCTTGTAGATGATCTCGTGCGGAGCGTAGCCATATTCGAGCATCGACAGCGCTTCGTCGATGGTGTCGATCCACGTCATCGACATGTCGTTCATGCAGGTCTCTAGGAACTCAGCAGCGAGCTCGTCCTCTGGCTTGTTCGATGCTGGCTCTACGAACCACGGAACCCGGCGGCAGAGCATCTTGATGGCGAACAGCACCGCACCAACGGTGGCATCGTTGTTCGACATCTCCTTGTAGACCTGAGTGCCCTTCCAGCCAACGAGCTCACTCAGGAATTCTTCGTAGATGAAGCCAGCAAAGCGCTTGACACCGGTCGCACCAATCTCGCGGAAGTCGAGCACCTGCTCCGGTGCCTTCTGCCCCATCATTGGGTTGAAGGACGACTCATCGTTGTTCTTCTGTACCGGTTCCTTGACCGTCATTTACAGATCCCCGCATCGATTTCTAAGGATTTTAAAAACTGCACGATCGATGTTACACCATTGTTGAGGATCGTCACCTGAAAAGACTGGCCAACGCCAGACTGAAATTTCACGGAGTCAGCGGCTTTCACCGCGATCTTGATCTTGCCGATGATGGCCGAAAGGATGGAGACCGTGCCGAGCGTCAGCGCGACACCGGAAGCGGTCGCTGTGGCGTTTTGGGACAGCGTGAGCGATCCTCCTGGACCTGCCGTGCCGACAATAGCCTGCACCGTGGTCCCCGGCGGGATGCCAGCGCCAGAGATCGGCATGCCAGCCGAGACATTCGTCGTATCGATGTTCGAGACTGTGTTGTTGCTGTTTACTGTATCGCCAGTCAGCGCCAAGTAGAAGAGATCCGTGCACGTGCCGTCGTCGTTCACAAAGTCGGCTTTGATCAACGAGCAGCTACTCAGATCCAGCGGGTCGCCGGTGGTTCCGTCAGTCAGGCGGACGATGATGTTCTTGTCGGATCCCTTCACCAGCGTGATCATGGTGTCTCTCCTACGTCACCCGTGACGTCTGCGTTCTCGTCTACTGTAGCAGAGACCGACTCGTCTTCTACGGTCCCGCTTATATCCACGATCTCGAGGCCGACCGTGATGCTTTGAATGTCGTTGTGAAACTGCGCTGCATCCGCGTGGAACATCGCAGCGTCTGCGTGGAATGTCGCCACATCTGTGCTGAGGGTTCCGAGCAGCGATGACAGCGTGGCTAGGTCTGTTGCCAGAGTCGCCAAGTCCGCCGTGAATGTCGAGACGTTGGTACTGAGCTGCGCCACGTCCGTGTGCATCTGCGCTTGGTCGGTATGGAACTGGCCAGAGTCGAGATGGAACTGCGCGACGTCTGCGTCGAGCGTAGCAATGTCCGCCGCCAAGTTTGACAAGTCGGATTCGAATGTTGCGAGATCCGCGTGAAACTGCGCAGCATCGGTGTGGAACTGAGCATTGTCGGTGTGGAATTGCGAAACGTCTGCGCCAAGCGTACCGAGATCTGTCTCTAGTGTGCCAAGGTCTGCTTCGAATCGGTCGAGATCAGTTTCTAAGCGTCCAAGATCGGTCCCGAATTGCGACAAGTATGATGCCAACGCCGTGAGATCACTATTGAAAGTGCCTAGGTAGCTGTTGAATGTAGTGAGATACCCGGCGAGAGTCGACAGGTCGGCTCCGAATGTCGCGATGTCCGCAGCAAGGTTGGTGTGATCTGTCGCGAGCAGCGCTTCGGTGGCAGCGAGATTGGTCGCGATGGTCTGGAAGACAGCCGGCAGGTTTCCGGATGCCACAGCTGCGATCACAGACGTCGCTGTGTTCGAGTCGATGTTGCCGACAGCATCCTGCGCCCGCACGCCAAGCGTGTACGTCTGACCGTTCACCAGATAAGTGTTCTGATCTGCGAGCGTGAACACGCGTGTCGTGAGTAGCCCTTGCGGGACGATCTTCACGAGATTGGTCGACTGGAAGAGCGTGGCTGCGCTTACGCTGCCAAGCGCAATGTAGACCAGGTACATCAGCGGCGTGCTCGTGTCAGTAGCGGCGGACCAGTTGGCTGTCAGGCTCCCATCCGTGTTCGCCGCAGAGCTCGTGATCCCGGCGAATGTCGGAGGCGTCAGGTCATTGATGCACGCCTGCGAGGCTGTCGCAAAGATCTGCCCATTGATGTACGCGTTGATGGTCATCAGCTATCCCGCAATGTTGCGATCACATCCACGCCAGGTGGCGAGTTCGGAGTGAAGCGGATGAGGGTCCCGACTGTGTTCGGTACGGTCCCCAATGCGTTCCACGTCGAGCCATTGTCCGTCGAATACGTGACGTTGCTCGGTGTGCCACCGATCGACAACGTGAGCAGCAGATTCTGCGATGTGTCATAGACCCGCGCTGTCGCGGTCGTCGGCACAGTGCCGCTCGGATAGGCCCTCATGAGTCGCCAGATGAAGCGAGCTGGCGTTCCGCCGGGCGTCGAGTGGTTGTTGTCCCATGCCCAGTAGTCGGAGTTCTCCTGCGGATCCATGTAGACGAGATAGGCTTCGCTGAGCTGCGGTGGCACTTGTGTTAAGAACATCGGGAATAGAAGTCGGAATTGGATCTGCGTCGCTCCGGCGGCGGCTATCAATGATTGGTTTGCTGGCGGTGTTGTCCAACTTGCTTCAAAGCCGCCAGCTCCTGGCGCTAGCGAGAAATTGCTGGTCCGGTACTGGACCATCGGCATCGTGCTCATCGAGCCGTATTCGCGGAGGAGCGCTAGGTAGAATGGCGTTCCGCCGTTTATGTTCATCACTGGCGTGATCAGGTAGCTGTTCTTGTAAAGAGCGTCCGAATACAGATCCATTGCCACGACGACGCGCTGCCCAGATGTCTGACCGCTTCCGAGCAGCCATCCTTGGTGCGCTACGAATGCTCCGAATCCGCCCTGCGAACCGAACATGTATGGTCCGCCACCAGCGCCAGAGAGCGCTTCGAACTTCTCGCAAGTATCGTGGCTGAAGTTGAAACCGTTCGGATCTGTGTTGACAAACGACTTTATGCAAATGCAACCCTGCGTGTTTTGTATGATTGCGCGATCGAGAGCTGTATCCCACGTGGTCAACGCGCCTGTGTTGGTCATCAATGCCGAAGGGCCGTTGTTGTCCACGGTTATAAGACTTGCAGGAGCCGTGACGCCGTTCGTGATGTCCGACGTTTTCACAAGATACAGGTTCGAGTTAGTCGCGAAGAACACACAAGGCGATCCGGAGTTCGCACTGTGGCCTGGCGTAACGTACTTAAGAGCGTTGACGTTCTGAATCGTCCCGACAAGACCAGCAATGATCCCTGTGGCGAACGTGAAATTACTACTCGAAGCACCCGACGTCGCTGCTGCTGGTGGACTGGTGTAGCTGAATTTATAAATCTTGAACGAAGCTGCCGCACCACTACCGACGTAGAGTATCTGATTCGTCGTATCGATCGCGATGCCATCGAGCGTCGTGATGGTGTTCGCGCCGACGACATCCACGTACTGATAAGCGACTTTGGTCAAGCCGCCAGTGTTGCTCGCGAGTGGATACGTCGGAATGGAAACTTGCACGAAGTCAGAGAGCGGAACACCATGGACGACGTACACACCGCCATCGGTCAATGTCGACGTCTTGGTGCCCCCGATCACGATCGTCATCGATGAAGTATTCGAGTCATCGAGCTTCAGAGCCTTGATTGTGTAAGTACCAGCGTTCGCTTGCAGGCCAACCTTTACGCTCCCGATCCACGTCGGCGGATTGACTCCCGTGATGTCGAAGCTGTACAGGGCCAGTTGAAGCACGTTCGCGGCCACTGGCAGCGCGACGATGAACCGATTGCCACTACTGCCGACTCCGATGACTCCCGTGAGAGCCGCACCAGTATCGTCCTGCGTGTCGGCCACTAAGATCGGGCTCGGACCTAAACACGCGTTGCTGTTGATCGTGCGAGACTGGATGCGTCCCACTTTGGTCGTCTTCGTTTGATCGTAGCTTGTGACGACATTGTTCAGCAGGCCTACGACGGCAGCGTGTGTCATGGTGCGGTCCCCAGCTTGAGGTATTTAGATAGCCAACCATAGTACATGTACGGCGTCGTGATGCCGAGGTCGGGTAGCGGATCCGTGATGGTGAGCCACGGCGGGATGTTCCCGTCCCATTCCGTACAGAGGAAAGTATCCTTATTTTTCCACGGGTTGCGCTTCGGCATCGGAGTGCCGAGCGTCCGGTAGCGCAGCGCTGCGGCCGTGAAGTATGCGAATGCGGCGTAGTCATATGAGTCGCCATCGTACTTGTCGAGCAGCGTCTGCATGAATGCGCTCTCGTCCTTCGGAGATGGCGCTGGCGCATCGAGCACGTAGCAGATGTTGTTCGATTGCTTGAACTGCTTCCACCAGTCGATCCCGACGCCGTAAAGATTCGACTGCACGACGATGTGGTTGAAGAACAGCATGATGCAGTGCGATGGATTTGGAACGCCACTTGGCGTCGGGAACAATGCGCGTATCGATTGCGAGAGTGGCGTGCTGTTGCTCGTAAAGATGTACTTCATGTCAGCGGGATCCCCAAATACGTCTGGATGTAGTTGCGATACGTCGTGATCCGGTCGGTTGTCAGGTACGGAGCCAGCGAGCCATCGATGGTCACGGCGTTGATGGCAGTGATCGCTGCGTAGAGCGACCCGGCTTGAAGTAGCGCCGCCACTCCCTGCAGCGCTTGGAACACGCCGAGCGTCTTGCCACTGCTCGTGATCCCCATGGTGATGTTCTCAGACGCAAACTTGATGATCAGGCCTTGGCCGAACGCGATTGCTGGCTTGAGGATGTTTTCTGCGACTTGCGTGACTGGATCAGCACTCGGTGGCGGCTGGACGATGAGCCCGTTGAAGACCCAGCCGACCTGCGGGTTGTTGGCGTAGGTCGAGAGGTCGATCAGCGCTTCGTAGCGCAGACCATATTGCGGCACCTGATCGTCCGTGAGATCGACGATGTCCACGACCTTGTCGTCTTGTACGAGCGCATATTGACTCATCACCGTCTCTCTTGGGGGCTGACATCAGTTTTATCGCATCCAGGGGCTCACTGAAAGGGATTAACACCCGTGAGCGAGATCGGGAGCCAATTCGTTGTCGGCATCTGCTTGAACCGCATGAGCATGTGCGTCAGCGCGTCCACTTGGTCGTCGTGCGCTCCAGCAGGGAAAGACGTGAATTCTTCGATCACTTCGTTCACCCACGGAGCTCGCTCGGGGTTCGGGAGATAGACGTTGCCAGCCTCGACCATCGGGGACACGGCATTTACTCTAGCGATCTTGGTTCCTTGCGGCCTGACCCCTATTATACCCGGGATCTTGTTCCGGAGCGTATCGATCAGCGCCGCGCCGTTGGCGGCTTCCTCCACCACCTTCTCGTAGGCCTGCTTGTACTTGGCGCAGAAGTTCTCGAACGCTTTGATGGTCTCGGTGAAGCTCAGCCGGTCGTGCACGCGGTCGACGATGTAGATGTTGGCACCCTTCCGTGCTCCGACAAAGCCAGCGACGAAGTCCGAGCTCTTGGTGTCTTTGAACGTCAAGTCCCAGGCTTGCATCATCGTCTCGATGCCCTCTGGCAGCTCGTCGTAGAACTTCCACCAGTGCCGCTTGATGATCGCGCCCTCTTCGTTTGTGGGGCGCTGCTGGTAGATCGAGTTCCAGTCCCGCGTACCGGAGGAGGCCTTGGTTGCCATCATGTTGGCGAGGTCGAACTTCGCTGGCCAGAGCGGCTCTCCCATCTCGCGTGGGTCGTCGACGGCGAGCGGGTCCTTCTCGATGTCTTTGATCGCGGGGAAGGACAGGACCTCCCACTGGTCAGCTTCCGGATCCGACTTGGCCAAGGCCAGAAGCCTGCCGGCCAAATCGTCTTCGTGCCAGCGCGTGAGCATGATCAGCATGCACCCGTCTTTTTCTAGGCGGGTTCGCATGGTCGATGTGTACCATTCCAGGATGCGCTTACGGTAGGTTGGCGAATCGGCCTCGAGTCGATTTTTTATCACGTCATCAAGTATTCCGTAGTCACAACCCTTGCCAGTTAGGGAGCCATTCACACCAGCGCAGCGATATGAGCCGCCGTGCCCGATGATTTCGTAACCGTCCGCATTCCTCTGCCAGCGCCCTTCGCTGCTCTTCAGACCTTTGTCGCTGGAGATGCGCGACTGCGGGAACAGCTGCTTGTACGCATCCGAGTCGATGATGCGCTGACATGCGTAGTTCATGTCGGTTGCGAGATCCGCCGAATAGCTGGCGGAAATAATGCGAGCGTTCGGATAGAGCCCATGGATGAATGGCGGAAGCTGGCGCGAAACCAGCTGGCTCTTACCGCTCCTCGGTGGCGCGAAGATCATCAGCCGCTTGATCTCACGGCGAACCCACTTGTTCAGATAGCGAGCGATCACCCGGTGGTGCCAGTTCACCTGGTAGTCGGCATACGTGAAGCATGTGAAGTTCAGAAGCCCGTTACGTGCTCGATGCAGCAGATCGTCCTGCTCGAGGCCGGCTTCCCGCTTCGTCATCTCGAATATTTTTATGACGTTTTCGACTGACACCTAGCGTCTCCTGCAGTCGCTCGAAGAGCCCGATGAATGTCTCAGTATCGCCACGCGCCTGTGCGCGTCTCATTGCCCTTGCGATCGGACGGGCCTGCGCCACCATGTCCCAGACCGGGTCGGATCCGCAGCTCATGATCCAGCCGAGATCCTCATCGAATTCCAGCCACGTGCTGCACTCGTAGATCGCGATCGGAACATCATTGGTCCGAGTGTTGAAGCCGCTCTGATACGGCGCATCGCACGTCGGGCATTTCTTCGGCGGCTTGCTCGGCTTCATTCGCAGAGCCCGTAGATGCTGGAGCATACGCCAAGGTCTTCGTTCTGCGGTTCCTCAAAGAGCAGTGGCATCTTGTGGCCGACCTGCTTCTCTTCCTTGTCCATTGTCACATACCGGCGCACGTCTTCGGGAGTCGGGATGGGGTGCTCGACAGCGTAGGGCAATCGGAACCGACCAGTCTTCTTGTCGCGGCCGCCCTTGATGATCTGCACCCACTTCTTGGAGCAGAAGCGCTCAGGGATGTCGCCAGCTGTCCAGAATGATGCGCAGCCTCGCTTGGCTGACGCGCTGACGCGCTGCTCAGCTTCCGCCACTTTGTCGAAGACCTCGGGGAAGCGCTCCGCGATGGCCTTGAGTTCTCGGTTGTTCGCCATGATGCATGGCATGCAGCCGACGCGCCCCATGCCGTGCTTGTAGAGCGGATTAGGCTCGATGCTGTACTTGTCGTGGATCGCGAAGACCTGCTGCCAGGTCCACGTGATGATCGGACGCCACTGCGGACGCTTGTAGTAGTCGTCGCAGTCGACACGCTCTGCCATCTTTGAGCGCGACTTGCTCTCCTCATGGCGCACGCCGGAGCAGATCACGAGGTCGTCGAGACCTAGCGACTCGATGAAGTCGCGGCATGGCTTCAGCTTCAGATGCTCTGTGCAGAAGCGAGCTCGCGCAGACGGAAAGCGCTGCTTCTTGACGGCTAGGCCAACGAAATCGAGATCCGACTTCACGCGGTGCAGCTTGCCGAGCTTCGTCTCTAAATAGTGGAGATACTCGTAGGTGAGCGGATGTTCCCAGCCCGTGTCTGCGAAGACAGGGATCAGGTTCTCGAGGCCGAGGTCGTACTTCATGTGCAGCCACAGCGCTGTCGAATCCTTGCCGCCGCTGATCGAGATCAGATAGTGCCTAGCCACGCGACAACCCCACGATCGCAGCCCACATGACTGCAAATACGAAGCTCACGACTGCGATCTTGATGTAGATCTGCATCAAGACGGCTCCCGCTTGAGCAACGCTTCTATCTCTTCCCGAATGCAGCGAGCACGCATGACCGCATCGAAAAATAAGTCGGCTCGTTTTGGTTCGTACTCCGAAGACCATCCGGCGTAGTATTGCGCTGTCGCCGCCCATTCCGCATGCGCCATCATTAATAATTTGATTTTGTTTTCCTGCTCAGCCATGCGAGCTCCGCAGCATGTCGAGCTCGGCGAGCGCATCGCGCATCTCTTTGTGGCTGTCGCATGAGCACGGATAGGAAGGTCCGTCGCACATCAAGATCAAAGACTTGGCCGCTGCTGCAACCTTACGAAGCGCATCGACTTCGGCATCTCCTTTTGCCATGAATTCTCTAAATCGATCCTCGATCGCGTAGGCGATGTTGCGTTCGTTGCCAGCTGTAAAACCAAGGATGGCATCCTTCTTCGGCCACGCTTTTATCCACGCAATCATTCGTTCGGCACGGAAGTCTTCCACCTTGAGGCGATCATGCGTTCGCAGCTCGCCGCACTCTGAGCAGACGTTCATGTTCTCACCTGCAGCAGCTGATCGAGCTCGGCGATCGCTTTGTCTAAATAATGCATGCACTCAGCCATACCGCCCTCTGCCTCGAACTCGTTCCAATTGTCATTGGCCTGCCTCGCGCATGAGACGACTTTCCGAAGCGCCCCGACTTCGGCATCGATCGAGCGTGTGTTCCACAATTTAACCGCATCTTCGCCACTCTGGACCAAATAGAAACAACCGCAATTGTCGCAATGAACATCCCAATCAGGCATCTCAGGCTGCGTTGGAGATGCGCCACAGAACGGACATGGCTTAAGTTGTTCCATCAACGTTTTCCTGCAATAGCATCTTGGATGCTCATTCACTGGAAGCCGCGCCTTTCCCTCGCGTTAAAGGCGCTTATCAGCTCATCAGTAGAAATGTGCGACGAGCAATCTGGACAGCCGTAGATGCCGGTACCTCCGCAGTTGCCGCACACATCTCCATCCATGCACCCAGGATTGAAAGCATTGCCGACACAATCACAAGCAGCCGCTCGTCTGTCGTTACATGTGGTGCAATTGACTTCAGTCATCCGATCTCTCGCTGCTAGCGCATTCGCGGAGGGAGTCGAGTTTGGCGAGAGCTTCAATCAATACCATTGGTTCTGGACCCCTAGGGCTACCATCATCCATATAACGGTAGTACGGTTCACAATCGCGCACCGCCGCTTCCAGTTGGCGCTGAAGTAGAAGTTCGCGAGCCATCTCGCCAGCACAATCGCCAGACACGGTGACATCTGGGTCATTTGCATCGCGCCGTCGATGCGCGAGTTCAATCAATTCTTCGTCACTAAACCGAGCCATCGCTGCCTTCCTGCAACAGCTTCTCCAGTCGCCACCGCCGCCACTTTTTGAATTGCCGCCAGATCTGCCATTTCTCCCACATCGATGCGTGCCAGTATTTGCCATCGCGGGGGCCCACAAAGGACCAGCCGTTCGCGATCCACATGTCGATCTTCGCCAGCTTGTGCGTGATGGTGTACAGGAAGACCTCCCACTGCTCTGGCGATTCGCGGAGCGACTTGGCGATCGGATGCTCGCTCATCGCTTCTTCGCTTCTCGTCTCATCTTTGCCAGCGCGGCACGCCGTTCGTGACGGTTCACTTTGCGCATGGCATCGTACTCGGATTCCGTGAGTTCAACGCATTTCTCCTGCTCAGTCTGCGGCAGCTTTTCGAATTGCTCTGGCTTGTAGAGCTTTCCTGTGTCTGGATTCACTGCATCACTCCTTCTCTTGAAAAGAAAAGAACACGCGGAAGTCGCATTCGATTGGCGCTCCGTTCTCAGCCCTCTTCATCAGATCGATTTGCACTTTGTTCAAATGCGTCTTGCTCTCGATGAGAGCTGCGAGTGCTTCGCGCACTTCCGCTTCGCTGATGATCAGGTTGGCGTCTCTCACTTGTTGGTCTCTTCGCTGCACGGCACTGGTGCGCCATCGTCATCGACGTTCTGCACGATGTTGCCGTCATACACTAGGAACTCGTGCGCATCGAGGCAAACGCTTTCGTAAGACGAATCTTCCTCCTTACGTTGCCAGCTTGTGTACAGCAGCCCTAGGAATGAGCCGACGATGATCGCTGCTGCCAACGTCGTCATAAAAACGTTTAAGTCGGGCGTACGTCTGACATCGACTCCGATCTTGCCTAACTCAGCCATTGTCCGTACCCTCGCTTGCATCATCGACGTCTTCGTTTCCGGTCATCAAATACGTCCGCACCTCATCACTTTGCACCGACAGAATGGTTGTGCCAGTTACATCTCCCCAGTTTGAGACGTACACGAGTCGGTCGGCAGTTGCAGCGTATGCTCCACCTTTATAACCTTCGAACACGTTGCCGATGGCAGATTTGAGGATGCTCAGGAGCTCTCGCACCGTGATTTTATATGACTCTTGATCTGTGTATCCCAATGCAAGGTGTTCATAATATCCGCGATAGCTGCGCAACTCTTGCGGCTTAAAATATCCGAAGTTGAACATCACTTCATGCTCTTGCGGAGCCGTTTCCAGTTGGCGGATTAGTGCGCCCAGATTCATAGTCACCCCCTCACTTCGATCATTGCTGTTGCTGCTTTCATGATCTGCGCCCGCACATTCGACTTGAATGGCTTCAGAGCGCGGATCACGGTGTAGAGAGCATCGACCTCGTCGCCTTCTTCCTCCTCGCCAGCAGCAAAGTGCTCGACTTCCTCTTCGCCCGGCACTTCGTCGGCAACGCCATTGCGGGATCGCATAGGCCTGCGACCGAAGATCGCCTTGTAGCGCTCGATGTACGCCTCGTCCTCATTGTCAGCGGCAGCTGCGGATGCAGCGCGGAAGTCCGCGTAGTAGATCTCCAACTCCCTGCAGATCTTTTTGATGTCCGGCACGCCATCGCACTTCTCTGCTTCGGTGAGCACTTGATCCAAGATGTCGTCGATGTCTGTTGCGGCTTCAACTCTGCGCTTGCGCTTGGCCATGTTCTACCTCTTTGTGGCTACTTCTTCGTCAACCCAGAATGGCAGAGAGCGCTTGGATTTGCCGTAGTAAATTGCGCTCTCCAACTCGTCAATCAAATCGGCAGGGGCTCGCATGTTCTCGCAGCGATGAAGCTCTACGATTTTTTTTGCCAGCCGCTCGATGCGTCTCCACCGCGGCTTGTCGCACGTGCAGTCTCTGGTCACCAAATCACATCCTCCGCTCCGCAGCACACCGCGCATAGTCCATCGTCCTCAACCGCATCCGCCGCAACTAGCTTGTCGCAGCCGATGCATCTGACCTCAATCGTCTCCACACGACTCCCGCAGTTTCCGCAGCCGCTCGATCTCTGCCAGCCGCTCCTCGTGTGTCATCTCGGATGTCGTGATCGGGCCGCCATCCTTCCCGCTGATCTCCACCTTGCTCGGTGCCTTCCCGCAGACGCGATCGAGTATGATCGACAGCGCCGTCGCGTCTCCCTTGTCGATCGCCTTCGCCGCGATCTTGGCGAACCACAGCTGCAGGATGCTGGCGTCCGTCTTCTTGGTGAGCTCGACAAGCGCCTTCCGGTCGTGCTCCAGGATCATCGTGGCGATCGCAGACACTTCTTCCGCTGAGAGCCGCCGTAAGCGCTTCAGCTCCTGGTTGTGGCGGCGTGCCCCCTCAGGATTGCCGCTCTGACCGGGTTTGAACTGGTGCTCCCGTGGCGGGTGCTTGTTGTCTACCTTGTAGCCATCGTCACTCATGATCGCCCTGCATTGGCCCTGTTAATTTCCTGGGGCGGAAGGCTGGACAAGCTGTGGACCGGTGGCTCCGAGTGTCTGCGGGTTGTCCTGCCTAAGTTGTTCAAACTTCTGCTTTATTGCCACAATTATATCGGCTTCGAGAGCTGGGCTTACGGTTCTCAGAAGCGATGTGATGCGTTCGAGGCAAACCGAGATGAGTGATTCGACAAAAAGATTTGTGACAAAGATCTGGCACGCTTTGTCCTTCACATCAGGAACGTGCTTTTTGCATTCTTCGAGTACGTGGTTGCAGTTGAACTGCATGGCTCCGATGAACTGGAGGAACTCGCCTTCGATCAGGGCTTGCCAGGCGATGGTCTTGCCGCCGGCGCCGTTGATGTCTGTCATGTCGGAGCTCCTTTCGCGTCCGCGAGCCGTCTCTCCATCCATCGGATGCCAGCGCCGAAACCTTTGGCAAAGCAGTTCATGCCAAGCGCTTTGCTGTCGTCCGGAGCGCCGGAGAGAAACTTGGCTTGGAAGTATGCGGCGGCCGCGGCGCACTCTTTGTTCAGCTCGGCCTCGTCCATGCGTGTCGGTTGCGCAACATTTTTGTGCAAGTCAATCGTTTCGGGCATTTATGTCCCCTTCTGTAACATTTTTGCTACGGATCGTGTCGCAAGTGCGCGTTATGTCTGTCTACACGTGTACATGTGGAGGCGAGAAGGCTGCAAGCTTTTTTTCTCAGTTTAAAATCCAAAGCCAAGCGGTGCAAGGGTTCGGGCTTTCATGTCGCATCTATCGGGGCGCTAGAGCTTCACGTGGAACATTTTGCCCAGTTCACTGGCGGTATATTACGGGCGGTATAATGGCCCCATGGCTAGAAAGCGCTGCGAGTGGGATCCGGTCCTCAGCCGGGCCGAGAAGATCGTCATCGCTCGGAACGGAGCGCGGGTCCGCCTCGGTTGTCGCCGGATCGCGACCGTGATCGTCGGCCGTCGCGGGAAGTGGCATCTGTGCACCCGGTGTTCGAAGCTCCCTCAGTTTGAGCGCTACCGCTCGAGGCAGTGGTTCGTGTGTCGAGAGACGCGGCCGCGGGATCTGCGTCTGTAGACGTTCTACTGGCGGTATATCACTGCCGGTATACTAAATCATACCAAAATATACCTCTGATTTTATTATAGAAAGTATTAAAGTCTTTGATTTCTCACGATGCCCGAGGTACATGTCGGCGCTCTTTTGGGAGGTAGCCATTCTGCTGCCCTGGCGAAATCGCGCTATGTGTGTCATCCCGCGCATCGGAGATTTGTTCCGCTTCGGCGAAGCTAGCGATGCTTTGCGCGGGAGCGTGTCCGGCTTCGAGCTGCGCGACAAGACGCTCTACTGCGAGATCGCGGTCGCCATGAGAACGGAGAAGAACCCCATGCGTGCTTTCGTGCGAGTCGAGTCGCTGCGATGGGTCGCTGGCTTTTGGCTCTCGCGGGAGACCGACTCGAAGCTGCTCGAACAGCAGCTCTCAGCCTGGGGCTTCCTATGAGAAGGCCTCCCTGGAGCCCTATCGACGACGTGGTTGCGTTCTTCACGATTGCCATGGTTGCAGCTGGGATGTTCATGCTGGGCTATTTCGTGGGCCAACGGCGAAGCGACACGCGGTGGCAGGCTACGGTCGACTGGATGCTCCGGACGGATCCTGGCATGTGCCGACCCCCGCTTGGCAGCGAGCTGCGGCATGGTTCGCGTCCGTGAAGTCGAGTGAGAGCCAACGGTCCCACTTGGCGCGGCACGCGATGTTCTCGCTCAGCGCCTTGCTCTCGCACAAACTCCGCTCATCGGTCCCGATCGTGTAGACCTCGCACTGATCGAAGTCGAGCGTGCAGCAGGCGCCAAGAAGTGCCATCGCTGCGCACCAAGCGATCGTCCAGAAGAGACCCGTCTTAACTGGCTTTGAAGATTCGATCAAGATCGAGCGCATCAGGACTGCTTCCTTCGGGACAGGACATACCGTGCGGCGCGGGCCTCTGATCGAGAGGGAGGCCCAGGCCTTTTTTAATTGTCTTGCCAGCTTTCTCAGCAAGCAGCTCTCCTCTCGTTACGGGAAGCTCGACGGTTTCACCATCCACGAGCAAGTACGTGCGCCACGCAATGACCTCATCGAGGTCGCATTTAAGACGGCGCAGCAGCTTCTTGAGCACGAGGCACCTCCTTCGCCATGTAGAGCGAATTGAATTTCTGGTCCGTCATGCACTGATAGGTGAAGCGGTCGACCGTGTTCGGGACGCGCCTGCGAATGATCCAGCCAGCCTGGGCGCCGCCGAACATCTCTTCGGTCAGCCGGCCCTGGTCGTCTTTGAGGCGAAGCGAGCCCTTCCCCTCGTCCCAACGCCCGACATCGATCTGGAAGTTCCTGAACGCCCAGCCCGGCCAGCTCGCCATGGGCCAGCCCAGGAAGAACGCTTCGACGATCTCGCGCGGCGAGTCGGGATCCGTGTTGCGGGTGCGATACTCAGTCGGGAATTGCTCTGCCATCTTCTCTCCTGTCATGTGCTTGCAGGAACGCTACGACGTCATCAAGGCTGCGTGCGACGCATGTCGCGACTCCCGCCGCGTAGAGCCTCGCGAGCCAGCTCGTCTGCTCTTTGCTCACGCGCCCACGTTTAGTCTTGACTTCTATCACGAACATCCTGCCTGGTCTTAGTTTAAAAATTCCTGCGAGATCTGGAAAGCCCGTCATCGGATTTTTGCGCCGCGAGATCCCGTTGGCGTTGTGCACGATGACGCCGCCGAGGTTCTGCCGCCACACCGTGTAGCCGCTACGCTCGAGGTAGTCCAGGATCGCCTTCTGGATGTCGCGCTCTGCTGGCTCGATCGCTTTTGCGCCGGCACGCTTTACGCTGAGAGAAAATTTACGAAGCCTTAACTGCACTCGATGCGCTCCGTTACGCGCGGCGATGATCTTTGCCGCTGATGTCCACGACACGCACTAGCCCGGCGATACGCGACAGAACTCGATCGCCAAACTTCTCGACGAAACCTTCCCGCGTCAAGTTGCTCGTGAGGAACACGGGAAGCTCCTCGTCGATGCGGTAGGTCAGGATGCGCTCCAGTTTCGATTCCGCCCACTCCGAGAGCTTCTCTGCGCCGATGTCGTCCAAGATCAGCACGGCACTGCGCTCGATCCTCTGCATCGCCTTTTCTTGCTCGCTTTGATTGTCATACGCACGAAGCTCGTCGAACACGCGGTTGACGTTCGCAAAGCGCACTTCGATACCGCGGCGGACAAGATGGTTCACGAATGCCATCATCAAGTGCGTTTTGCCAACGCCAGTGCCGCCTTTGAGCAAGATGCCCGGCATGCCTGGTTCCCACGCTTTGAGGCGGTCCACGATCTTCGCGGCCGCTTCGCTCTGAGGCGAGTACGTGTCGAACGTCATGCGAGCTGCAGCTTTGAGAGAGACGCCGGCGTTCTTCAGGAGCCGCTCGACGCGCTCAGCGTACTGGCGATCCAGCTGGTTTTTTCTCTTCTCCATCTCGGCTTGCGCGAGCGCAGCGATGCAGTCTTCGTGGCCGTCGTTCAGCTTGCGCCAGTAGAACATCGGCGTGAGGCCAAGCGTGATCTCGCCATCCTCGTAGCGGCGGACGTACTCGAACTGCTTGCCGCAGATCTGGCACGCGATGTCAGGCTTTGGCGGCGGAAAGGAAGCGCCTAGGATCTCCGTCACTGGCGTCAGCGTTGATTTTTTATGCTCCATTTGCGTCTCCCAACTCAAGCTTCTTGAACTCGAATGCATCGCTGTGCTTGTGCGTGTCCACGTCCCACGTGCGTCCGCTCTTCGATGCTCCGGTGCGGTCGTACCTGCCCTCCATCACGCGAAGGTGCACATCGTCCTGCAGCAGCCAATCGAAGCCGGCAATCCAGCCCGTGGTGCCCCCCCCGAGGCAGAACTTCGATGCTGCGATGCGCTGGACGACTTGAACCCAGTAGCCCAGGTCTGGCTCTAATGCCAGGGCTTTCTGGCAGCGCTTGAGACGTTTGGCGCTGAGCGACTTCGCCTTGGGAAGTTGCCCACAGTTGGCGTTCCAGATCTCGAAGAGCGGATGCGACTTCGGCTTGGCTGGCGGACGCGTGTCGTCGCCAGACGACGTGTGTATAGCTACCCGGTTATTTAAATCTTTGTCTTTTAAAGAGACAGGGAAAGGGAAAGGTTCGAGGCTGTTCGAGTTCTGTTCGATGTGTTCGAGGTTTTCCCAATGATTTTGTTCCGCCAGATCTTCGCCAGTTTTCTCGAACGCGTCTCGAACACGTGTTCGGGGCTGTTCGGGGCTGTTCGACGTCTGATCGAGCTTCTTAGGCTGCGCGGATCCGTACTTTTTGCGGCGTGCTTCGGCGCTCGCGTGCCCAGCTTTGCTCTTCTTATGCACCCAGTCGTGGCAGTCGAAGGTCCCCTTCACGTAGATGCCACCTGAACGTCGCTCAGCGAGCCCACAGTCGATCAGAACTTCCAGGTCGGCCCTTCGCCAGTCCTCCTCTGGGATCAAGCGCCTGCCGTCCTCCCAGAAGCGCCTAGCGAGACGCCACGCCCTCATAGCCATCCCATCGGCTTGCTCCGCATCGTCCTTCGGCCGCGAGGCCACAGCTTTGATCAACGCAGAACGACGGCCGCTCTCATCCAGGAACCACTCTTCTCGCACGTTGTAAGCCATCGCATCCTCCCTGTGGTTGCCGGGCCAGGGGGCAAATGCCCCCACAGCCCGACTGGCGTTGTCAGTTTTTCAAACCCTTTGTGGCTTTGGCACCGTTGGATGCCTCGCTCTCCGCTGGTGCCTTCGGTTGGCCGAACTTCTCGTTGAGTGCGGATGCTTGGTCGGTCGAGGCGGGGTCGAGTTCGAAAAACTTTTCTCTGCCAGCCATTCCCGTGTGAATGGAGTTGTAGATCTTCCTGAGGTCGACGAACTGCATCTCGTTCGTGTGCTCGATCTTGTGACCGAGTCGCTTCTCTATCGCTTCCTTCGGCACGCCGATCTCGCCAAACTTGACCACCATGTCTTTGATGCGGTCGATGATCGGCTTGTCGCCGGCGTCTTTGAGAAGTGTGCGCTCCGACTGCGCCACAGCGTCTTCGATCAAGTCCGCCGGGAGGCACGACTCCATCAACGCACGCTCGCGGCGTGTGCCCATGTTCATGATGAGCTCGTAGATGTCGCGGTCGGACTTTAGATCCTTGTACACGCCATCCTTCAGCTCCGTGCGATGCGGCACGATGAAGTGCCGCTCTTCGACGACGTTGGCCTCGAGATCCCGTGCGATCGCATACATCATGCTCGACTTCTCCATGCGGTACACTTCGCTGCAGTTCGAATAGAAGTTGCCCCAGATCCGCCTGATCTCGCGAATCAGGTAGACCGATGGCCCCGTCACTTTCGTTCCGCCCTTCGGATAGCTGTAGCACGCGTCGCCAGCGAGTGTCTTGCGTTTGCAGGCTTCCATCACGCGCTGAAAGCACCGCACCTCGTCACGCGGGAAGCGCTTCGCTACGATGACCATGGACTCGATTGTCGCCTGAATTTCCGCTTTCGCACGAGCCATCGCGACAGCGACATCGGGGTTCTCGTGCATGACGCGCATCGCCTCTCGCTCTTGCGCGAACTCGACTGGATCCGCTAGCGGCTGAACTCTGGCGACGGCGTTCCCTGAACCATTCTGTGCAGTTTCCATAACTCTTCCTCCTCTGATTTGTTTAGGGCTTTAAAAACCACGATGGCATAAAAAGCGTCTGAACGGTAGCCGGATAGCACGGCCATTCATTTTTCTTTTTGCAGCGCATGTATGTGAGAAGCTCGGAGCGATACTCGGATCTGCCTATTGTGACGGCATCCGGTTCCAGCACGTAAATGCCGACACCATATGGCTTCTGTTTTTCAACGGCGATGAAAACGAACTGCGGCGTGCGTCCCGTGATTTCCTTGTAGCCATCGGAATAGAATGCTGCCTGCTTGTAGTAGCGGAGCTCGCGATTGTGGACAGTGCGGCCGAACGACTCAGCGCTTGCATCGAGAGTTGACTTCACATCGCAAATGATGTCGTCGCCGATGCGCACGAAGTCGCAGCGAGCTCGGCATAGCACGTTGCCCTGCACGTCCTCCTCGATGAAGCCATCGTACCAGTACATCGACTGTTCGGCTTTGCCCTGCGTGTAGTCGAGCATGTTGCGCAGCACGATGTTCCGAGATGCAGCGTCGCGGATCCGCAGACATGTTTCCATGTCCTCGATCTTCAGCGCTTCCTTGCCATTGCCCTCGTTCTCAAGCCACTCCTTGTAGGCTGCCTGGCCGACCTTCGTGCGCTTGTCGAACTTCGGTTCCCCGGCGTACATGTTCTCGAAGCGCTCGGGCTCCAGGATGGCGCGGTGGATCGCAGCTCCAAGGATCAGCGCTGGCGTGCGCGGCGGCGGATCATCGCGGTAGACCTCGTAGTGCGCTGGCGACATCGCGATCCATGAGAGCCCGGTGTTCGAGATGCCCGGGCTCTTGTGGTACACCTCCTCCGACACATCGATGAAGCCGCGCAGACCGTGCTCTTCGGCAAGCCGCTCCAACTCCTGTGCCTGTTTCTCGTGATCGAAATGCGTGATGCTCCAGAACTTCATTTCCGGTTTGACTGGCGGTGATGTCATGTGCAGATCTCCTAGGCGTGAATGGATAAAGCGCCCAGGCGAGAGGTTGAGCAGTACTGGTGTACACAACTCGCCTGGGCTGAACAAAAAAACTGGCTATAAAATTTCGATGTCGAGTGTCGCGCAGTGATCAGAACGAATCAAGGCGATTTTTTATGATGTGAAAAACCTGTGGGCAGACCCCGCTATGACTTCGTGAAGAGCTTGCGCAGCATGGACTTCGGCTGGCGCGGATCTGTGGCATCTGACCATGGCACGAGATCATCGCCATCGACTCGATACGCTTCGCGGCCGGTGAATTTGCACCAGCGATCAATGATCACGTCGACATAGC